GATCGAGCGGCGCCCACACGCCGTGGATGTTCCATGGGATCAGGCGCAGCGGCAGATCGGCGCGGCTGGGCTTCTGGCGGGAAGCGCGCGGCGCGCGCCGCATCGCCTTCTCGAACTTGCGGCGGTCCGCGCGGGAAAGCGAGATTAGTTGGTCACTCATGCGTCACCTCGCGCGCGGATGTCTCTTGCACAGCTTCCCGCAACGAGCTGGTATTCGTACTCGTCAGCGATTTCAGCGCATGCCTCGCGCTCCGCGGATGCGACTAGTGCGGCAAAGCGGCGCTGTTTGTCGATGGTCAGCGCGCGCTCCGGGCCGCGCGCTATCGGAATCCAGATGCCGCACTGAAACGCCAGCGCAATGATCTCTTCGCTGGTCATGGCTTGGCCTCCCAAAACCTGCCCTCCTTGCCGCAACTCCCGGTGAGTCGCGCCATGATGCGGCCGGGCTCGCGCTCGTCCCTGGTGGATCTCCATCCACCAAAAATCTTGTCGCCGTTTCGCAGATCGATTCCATTGACCCGCACAGATCGGCAGCATGTGTCGAATAGCACATACATGGCCGTGTGGCTGTGCTTGCATGTCTTGCAGAGTTTCATGGCTTGGCCTCCGGTGCTGCTTCAAGTGCAAACGCATAATCTACGCTGAATTCGTCAAAACCAAACGGGTTGCTGTATGAGGTTCCATCGTATGCTGAGAAACACTCGTAAATTTCCTTTGTCGGCTCAACCGGCATGAGCTTGTAGCCCCCATTTACAGCGGGATCGATTGCCACATCGACGTGAAACTTGATTAGGTTGTCGAGCTTGGCCTTGGCTTGTTCGTATGTATCATGCGCATTTGCAACACCGATGTGAGCGGTAACGAGGGCTTCGTCAATTGCTCGCAGCCAGCCGTCAGGAACGCTCGGCGCACTGGACAGGAGATGCTGCCGATAGCGAGCCACTAGCAGCGCATCCTCCGAGCTTGCTGGCCCAAAAACGGCGCCGTTCTCGATCAGGCGCTGCAACGCCTCGGCGACACCATCCGGCACGCTCGGCGCCGGCTGTGCTTGTGCGCCGGGGAGGGCGTAGAGCGGATATTTGCCGTCTGGAAACGTCCACAGTCGCTCGCTCATCCAATAACGACTGTCGCCTTCCTTGATAACCGTTGCAACCGGCTCCTGCTGCTCCATTTCTGCGATCTTGGCGCGCAGGGCGTCGCGCTCCGCAATCGCCGCGTCCGCCGCCGCGATCATCTCGTCGTATTCAGCCTTTGCTGATTCGCCGTACCACTCGCCGCCAACGCCGACTGTGTGGCACTCCTTCATTGATTCAGCCTCGCGCCGCAGAATCTCCGCGGCCTGCTTGATTGCGCTCATTTCCCTGCCTCCGTCACAATCAGATCAGTTCCATTGCAGCCTGCTGCGGCCGTCTCTGCCAGATCGCGGCGCTGTTCTGCGATTCGACGCGCTCCGCAATCACCGCCGCGCGCTGCGATGCAGTCGGCGGCAGGTAGCTGCCGAAGCGGCTCAAGCTGCCGCAGTTCACCGCCGCGTTCGTGCTGTCCGCACTGGCGAGCGGCAGCCGCGTGAAGATCTCGGGGTCCATCATGCGCAGGCCGTGAAGGCGAGCGCGCGGCCTGCCCTGATCGTCGCAGGCCGCGTCCATTGCCTCGCTCATTCGCTGCCACCATGCAGCGGTGCCTGGCGTTGCCCATTGCCCTGAGCTGCCAAGGGCGACGGTCGGCCACTCGTCGCAAAGACGGGCGAGCCGGTCAAGAGACTCGTGCATGTGCCAGACTGGAACGCCGTATCGGCCAAGGTCGGCATCTGCAAACTGAGAAATGAGCACATCATTGGCTTGTTCATCGCCGTCGATCACATCCGGGATCAGCGCCCACTCGAAGCCCGGATGGCGGCACCAGTCTCGAACCCATGCCATGTAGCCGGGCACGTCGAGCACTTCGCCGCGCTTCCAGACCGAGAAGGCGCCATTGTCAAAAACGAACGACTGGCAGGCTTCGGCAACAATGCCCATGTCGTCCTGTCGCGGGTACGGCACGAGCGCATGGCGGCCGAGCAAAAACCGTGCAGCATCCTGTCGCGTGCCGCCGATTGGTGTGCCGTGGTAGTGCTTCACGTCGTCGGTTCCTGAAGAGGTAGGGGTTGCTGCGGCGAGAGCAGAGCGAGATGCGCGGCTTCCCCGCAAACGGAAAGGTGGTAGTCGAGCAGGCGCAGGCCGTCATGGAACTCGACGCCGCGCCCGATCTCTTCGCGCGCCATCTGGCCGAGCCAGCCGGCATGCTTGCCGAGCCTCCGCGATGCTGCCTGCAACTGGATGCCGTGCGAGCGCAGATTGAGGGCGACGCGCTGCCAGTCAATACGGATGCTCGGGGCGGTCATGCTGCCTTCCTGGCAGGCGAAGTCAGTTCGCCGGCAAGCGTGAGGAAGAAATCAGCAAGGGCGCCTCTGTCGACTCGATAGTCCGCCCACTTGCTGGAAAGGCTTTCCGCGACAACGATTGTCGACTTGGTGGTGGCAATCTCAGCAGGGATAAGGAATACGTGTTCCACGCGCTCCGCATCAGGATCGAAGGCGTACATGACGAAGAAGTCTGCCTTGTCCTTTTGCTTGTTGATGCTGAACAACCAGCGCGGCGCAGTTGTCTTCCCCGATCGCTCTTGGCGCGCGGGGTGCAGCCGTGACGCCTTGATGTCGACCGTGAAACCGCCAACCGAGAAGTCGATCCTCGACTGGTATTGCTGCGCGTTCGAGTCTTCAGCCGTGGGAACGTCTTCGGCGAACAGGCGCTCGGCCTTCGATGCAAACCGATCCTTGGCGCACCCATAGCGCGCCTTGTCGCCAGTGACGGGGACGCCCATCTTGCGAAGGCGCACATAGAGCTGCTGCCACTGAACGCCAAGTTCGTTTGCGGCGAGCTTCAGGTTTTTGTGGCGCGCATATGCTTCAGCTTCGTTCATGATGAGACTCCTAGAACGGGATGTCAGAGTCATCGAAATCCCCGAACCCGCCCTGGCTGTTGGCGGGCTGCTGCGGGCGCGAAGGTGCGGCAGATTGGCGCGGGGCCGGTGCGCGGGTTTCGTGCTGCTGTGCATCCTGGCGCCGCCCGTCGCTGGCGAACTCGATCGAGAGGACGCGGCCGACGAGCTTGTGCCCGGTGCCGTTGCGGCCCTCGAAGGTTTCGATGTGCGGCTCTTCGAGCGCAACGTCGACCTGTTTGCCCTTGAGCAGATGGGGGGCGAGCGATTCGGCGCGCTTCCCCCACATGGATGCCTCGATCCACTGTGTAGGGCGTTTTCCGTCGTCACCCTTGCGGCCGTAGTTGAAGGCCAGCGAGATGTTGCAGACGGGCTCGTTGTTCGAGGTGTAGCGCAGTTCTGCATCCTTGCCGATGCGGGCGAGTCCAGTGAGAATCATTGCGTTGCATCCTGAGAGGTTGATGCGGGGTTCTTCTTGACCCATCCGGTGCCGCGCCGGGTGTAGCCAAGCAGCGCGGCGGTGATGGGGTCGAGGATGGGGCTGCGGCGGTTCTTGAAGGTAGTGCGCTTGCGGGCGACAGCGAGCTTGTCCGGGTGGGCGGCGCGCCAGCGCTCGCACTTCTCGGCGTTGGTCATGTTGGCCGGGCGCGGCACATCCACGCCCGCGCCCCAGCGGTAGGTCGGCATCGCGGGGCCTTGCATGCTGCGCGTCCAGCCGGAGACGTGGATCTCTCCTTTCCGGTAGAGCTTGCGCAGCGTGTCGTGCGCCCAAGTTCTCGAGGCGTCGGGCGCCATGGCCCACACGTCGCGCCATGTGAGCGCTTCGCCGGATTGCAGGCGGGCGCGCACCTGGGCGCGGATGCGGGTGAGTTCGGGGCGGATCATGCCGACCTCCACTCCGCGCCGCGGCGGGCTTGACCGATCGGCACCAGCGCAAAGACTTCCGCCCGCTGCGCGCCGGCCCGGATCGAACTCAGGGCCGCGTCGCGCGCCTTGTCCTTGTCCAGTAGGGTGCGCGGCTTGCGCTTGCTGGCGCGCACCAGGTAGCCGGCGGCGGTGTAGCGGTCCTGCCCGGACAGGCAGGTAGCGCCGCGCATCGCCTCGCGTTGCAGGGTCTCGATCTGGGCGCGCAGATCCTCGACCACGGCAGCCTGAGAAAAAAGCTCATGGTCCAATCTGTCCACCGTGCCTTGCAGGTCGACAATCTGCTCGCGGCGCACATCCAGGCCGGCGAGCGCCATCTGATACGCGCCGGTCAGTGCTGCCGCAGCCGTTTGCAGGTCTGCGCCGTCATCCAGGTCTTTGAGCCCTTCCAGGCCGGACCCGCGTAGCACATGCGCCACCCGAGCGAGGCGGTCGGCGAGCTCGCGGTTTGCGAGGGCCAGCAGCGATGCGTCGGCGGGCGGCATGGCGTCGTCTTCTGCTTCGGTCGGCGGGATTTCCGGCGTGATCTGCGGCGGGATTTCCGCAGATTGCGGCTTGACGTCCGCCGCAACCGGCGCCGCCGATGGAGTGGCGGCAGCGACCGGCGCGGGCTTCGATTGGACGGCAGCGCCCTCGGAGGGAGACAGAGATCCCGATGCGCTGCTGCCGGTGTTTTTCGCCACCTCCGGCTGGGCGTTCTGGATGTCGATGTCGCCACCGGCAGGCGGCAGGCGGGTGTATCCGTAGGCCTCGCACGGGTCCGCCAAGACGCGCGAAATCTGGCCCGCCTTGACCATCCCGGAAAGGGTGGGGGAGATCAGGCCGATCGTGGCGCCCGTGGCCTTGGCGATCTGGCGCGCGGTCATTGGCTTGGCGCCGTAGAGCGGCAGGACGCGGAAGATCTGCGCGGCGCGCGTGCCCTGCCGCATGCCGGCCGGCAGAACGGATTCGCTGATGATGGATGGGGTGCGATCGTCGGGCGATTCCGGCGCAACGTTGCCAGCGGGGACCTCGAGCGGAACAGCAAGCCAG